ATAAAGGGCACCTGAAACTTCAATCAAGGAGACGGGTGAGAAGTGCTGGGCCATGATATCTGCCATGATACGTACAGTATCACGGGCAAAACGGGCAATTTCGTTTTGACGTCGCTGGATACGTGTTCCAGTATTATTGGTTTTGAGCCGCTGACCACCCAAGGTTTCACGGGCATCAGTTGTGCCCCGCATGATGTCGTTAATTCCGGTAAGCCTGTCAAGTTCGACAACTGTCTGCTCCTTGATTTGCACCAATTCATTCAAGCAGCCGATAATTTCCTTCAATGGCAGCAGTGAAATATTGCCTTCCACGCCACCCTGACCACCAAAAGCGGCCCAATCATCAACCGGGATCAATTCATTCTCAACTGATTCGTCCAGCAGCCGTTGAATATCCTTAGCTGCGGCATTGTAAACGCCAGCCACCTTACAGGCTTTGGCTAACATTGAAATACGTTGGGTCAGTTCGTCAATTTGGACAGCCTGATCCTGATACTCAATGTAGTCAGGCACCGGGATCAACGTGCCAGTGGTCATGTTTGAATAGATGGGTCGTGGGCAGGGGAAAAAGTTTTCCAGTTTAAGTGGGTCGTCCTTGCGGTCACACAAGTACTCATAGCCTTCAGCGATCCAGAACACTGATTTATCCACCAACGACCAGATCTCATAAACCTCACCCTTATCATCAGGATCTTGGTCAGGGCCGTCCCAGCGCTGTGCGCCACGTTCGTCCTTCTTGAGTGGGACCTCCTTACCAACTTCATTACCAAACCGGTCCTTCATACGGTCACGGGTCATGTAAACCCGCTTGGCAACGGCTACGACTTCTTTCCACGTACGGGCGTTGAAAGGAATGGTAAAGAAATCGTCCCAATGAATATAATCAACCGGGGTCGACTCACGGGTGATCCGGTCACCTGTCTCAATCAGTTTTTCAGTCTCAGGGTCATCATTGGCTTCAATGTTATCGTCGTCATCATGGGCTTCAATAGCACCTTGGTTATCAGTGAGGTCTAAACCACCTTCTGAAACGATAGAGGTTCCTTCCTCAACCTCAGGCTCATAACGGACCCACACGGTGCCACGGCCTGAGAGCAAATAGTCCCGCACCGCCTGTTGCAGGGCTTCATCAAAGCCAGTGATCTCAACTTCGTTGCGTAGCCCACGCTCAAGGATCTGTGCAGCACCCCGCCCAACCGGGTCCTTGTCTTTGAATTTACGTTCACAAATTGGCACCGGGCATTTGCCATAGACAGCCGGGGTCAGGATCTCAACGTTGGTCCACAAAATATTGCAGCGGCGCTGGCCGTCTTCGTCAGTCCGTGTACGTTCATCACGGTAACGCTTTTCAATGCTTTGGCCACGCTTGATCCATTTTTTGTGGCGGCTGTCGTCACGAATCTTTTCAAGCTGCATATGCCAAAACTTGGCCAAGCGTTTGCCTTCGTCACCACCTTTAAGACCAGCAAGCTTGTCTAATTCTACGGGCATTTATTTATTTCCCTGCAGTGCTTTAATCAACGCTTGATTAGCATCGTAATCCTTAATCAAAGGCTCATTAGCCCCAAGCTGATCCTGCATACTGCCGGGTGGGTATGATTCGGGTTGTGGTCCCCAATCATGTAACCGGTTGGCGTTGTAAGGCGTGACTGCTTCCGGCTGCTGGGTTAGAGGATGCTGTAACGCTTCAATCATGCTCTTTGTGGTATCAACGACGCCCCTTGGCATACCAGCGATGCCGTACAACTGTATCAGTGGGGACCACGGGTCATTACGGGCGTCCTCAAAGTTTTCAGACCGCCTGTAGCCAGAATAGTCCACTTAATATTTCCCAATTCTTGTGACTGATGTTCCATAAGAGAACGCCACAGAACTGATACGATCCATTTTCCACTGCATGATCTGACCAGCCAAATTACTCAGGTAGTCAGTACACTCAGGGTTTGGAAACGGGCCATTCAAATCAACCAGATCTTCAAGAATATAGAACCCGCCTTCTTTGACATACTGGATCATGTGCTTAAAGCAAGCGACTTGTGACGGCGGGTTATGGCATGCATCGTCTATCACCACGTCAAACGGACCGTGCTTGGCAGCAATCCGGTCCAAGTCAGCGTGTTGATTTTGGTCACCTACCTCTATTTCTATACGGGCTTCTGCCAAATGCTGCAACTCGAGGTGATCCATGCCTACTATCTTGCCGTTTTGGAAGTAGTCCTTCCACATACGTAGGCTGTTGCCACGGTCAACCCCAATTTCCAGCAGTGTGATCGGCTGGTCACGCAACGGGGCTAGAAATAACTCATAGAACGGAAGGTAATTATGCTTACAACCAACCGTCGTACTTGCTTTTTCAGTCCCGTACCGACAACCGAGAACGTCCAATATACTCATGCTATTCACTCACCCAAATTATCCGTATTAGGGAACTTCTGTTGAGCGTCTATTTGCCGTTGGATCTCAACAAGCACCGGGTGAACTACCTTATGCGGCCCGTTACTTAAACATTCACCGATGATCATCACCTGTTGGTCAGTTAGTTCTAGTTTCATTTTGTACTCCTAGAAACATGGAATGTACCTAACGTTACCACCATTATCTTGAATGGTGAGCCAGTTTTGCACAGTGGTATGCGATCCGACAGGCCCCACTGAACCCAGCACTGTCGCAACAGTGTTATTGGCAGAAAAACTGTTGGCACTCACGAACTTAAATACCCCAGCCGACCCACGGCTGAGAATGGTATCGCTGTTGGCAAAGTCGACCACAAAATTGTCGGACCACATGAAGCTCTTGTTAGCAACATTGCCCATGCCTGCGGCAACACCAGTCGCCAAATCAGGGTCCCAAAAATAAACCCCACCTTTTCCAGACAACCTTATTGGGCCTGCTGGTGCACCAGTCCCAGCCGCTTGCGCCGTAATCATAAACGTATTGTTATTGGCGACGTCAAAACCCATGAACACGCCGCGATAATTATTGGTATCGGTAAAGGTATCATAGATGTTATAGATTCTTGTGCTGGCCACGTAGTTGAAGACGCTAAGGCCACCAAGCTGAAAATCAAAAAGCTTAGAACCGGCTGCACTCGACGTATTGGTAACGCTTATTTGCAGCCCGGTGAAAACCGTGCTGACGTTATTCCAAACATCTGTTAGAGCGTTAATTGCTGTCATGGCCGTGCGGCCAATGTCACAACCGTCGTATTGTCACTCAACGTGACAATGGTGCCATCCCTCAGTGTAACGACACTGAGGGGCAAAGTGCTTGTAACCGGGCTAGAAAACGGCGGCAGGTAACGAACTGGCATTAAGCAATACCTATTGGCGGTGGAACCACAGGCGGTGTTATCTGTTGTTGCTGAACTGAGTTGGTAGTCGCGTTCATAAAGCCATTAAGCCATGCAACAAAGATTTGCAAAGCAGGTACCGATACAGGTGGAGGATTAGCACCAACAAGTTGTGCGTTGTAGGTGGTTGCTATCCAACTCATGATTTGCTGTGCATCTGCATCGCTGATTGTGTAGGCCTTGGTTCCGTTAATCGAGCCACCATTTGGCCATGTGATGTTGCTTGGCCAGTTTTTGGCTACTTGTGCTGGAAGTGAAGCAAAGCCAGAAGATGTAATTGTCATCGTACCCATTATGTTAGCGCTACACTCTGTAGCGTCCCTGCGTTGTTGTAGTAGAGTTTCGTGGTTGCGCCTGACGTATCACGGCCAACTATCCATGTACTCACGGGTATATCAACTGTCCCGAAGGCCCCGGCTTTGTTTTTGACAACAATGGTAGCGCTGCTGTCGCCTTGGGTTCCATTGCCAAACGCTAAGACGCCAGCGGCGGATCGTGATATACCTGTATCTTGAGAAGAAATTCCTGCGGGCGAGTTTATGGTATTGCTCCAATTCAGATTATCGTCTCGTCCAAGGCCCAATTGAGAGCCCCCCATAAGTATTCGTCCACTGACAACTAGCTGATTACCACCGGGCGCAGTCAGCGCGACCGTTTGTGCAGCCATGCTCAAAGTCAACGTAGCGGCAGAAAGAATAGTCAAATTTCGCAGTGTGCCAGTTCCTGCCGCTTGCGTTCCAATCGTCAATACGTTTGAGCTAGTCCCCCAATCAAGCACCCCACGCTCATAATTCGAAGAGTCGGTGAAGGTGTTGTAGACGCGGAACGTTTGGGCAGTTGTACTGACTCGCTGCGCGAGGATGCTTGCAGCGTCACGGTATAGCGCAACGTCCTGTGTACCGAAGTAAGTAGAATCTGCCGACCATGATACTTTCAGGGTACTTGCTAATTGAAGGCCCTGACCGTTTCCACTGGAAGCTTGAGCCACAATGGCTGAAAAATCCGCTGATCGCCAATCAGCAGACTGCAACATTACGTTGCAATCCAGATGTGAAGAAGCTCCGGGAAATAAGGTAACGCCCTGACTAGCCCAATTCAATTTACCATCTTTAACTATGTTGAATATGCTCGATGATGCAATCTGAAAGTCACAAAACATCGAAGTGGCCGCACTATTCGTATTGACAACGTTAACTTGTGCTCCAGTAAACGCGACAGTGGAATTGTTCCATGTCTGCTGCACAACAACGGCTGGGGCACTAGCTGTAATTGTTCCAACAGAAAATGTGCCAGAAGCAGCCTTAATTGATCCGCTAAAGTCACCACCCGTGCCATTGCCAATAGCAATGGCACCTGCGGCGGTGCGGGAAATCCCCGCGTCACCATTGCTTCCGTATTGTATTACTCCCGAAACTGATTGCACAGAGGTAATGGCAGTGTTCGTTACCCTGAGACTTTCACTACCTGAATTTAACACCGAAAATTGTGAACCGGCATCTAGGAAGACATTACGTAGCGTGCCGGTCCCCGCCGCCTGCGCTCCAAGACGTAGTGTATTGGCTGTCGTCGTCCAATCCATAACCCCGCGTTCATAATTCGAGGCGTCGGTGTAGGTGTTGTAGACGCGGAGGGTTTGGGCGTTGGTCAAGTTGCGTTGGGCGAGAACGCCAGCTCCGTCGCGGAATAGTTTTGTATCTCCGCCGCCCGTGTCGAAGGTATTCGTCCCCCAAGTAATCGGTTGGTTGGTTGCCAGGAGTATGCCTACTGCCCATCCAAACGAGATTGGATTAGCGCCAGCCGCAATAAAGTTAACGGTCGAGTTTCCTACTGATGCCGAAAATCCCACCTCACTACCAGGGGTATTATCGAGCGTGATTGCCGTCGGTAAGGAGACGCTAATTGCGGCAGTCTGAAGAATACTAACGCGACCGTCTTTTCGAATGTTGAATTTGCTGGTGCTGCCTATCTTCAAATCAACGAGCAACGATGCGGCATCGCTTGCCGTGTCGGTGATGGTGTACTTCAGACCAGTGAAAACGGTCGCGCCGTTATTCCAGGTATCAGTGAGGCTATTAAGTGGTGAAGTCATGAGTTCAATACCACGATTGTCGTCCCATCATTCAGGGTAACCACAGTCGTATTATCGTTGAGCGTAACAGCATTAGTAGGCGTCGTATCAGTAGGGGTCGTGACCTGTGCATTGACCTGACTGAACGGTGGAAGGACAACAGCCCTCATGCGATTCGCAGTATTTTAGCACTGCCCTTCTTTTTGAAATTGTTGGCTTCCCACATATCGTCCATCGTTACTGTACAGGTAGCCGGGTCAGTTGAAAAGACTTTAGGCTTGCCTGCGTCAGGCACAGCATGGGCACCGGCAATCATTTTATCCAACACCTGACCAATCAAGCTGAGGGCGTCCACCTGGTCATCGTTATTGCCGTTGGGGAACACCATCAACTCAGATTTGAAATCAGCCAGCCATGGTGCCCCTACGGGGACGTATAGACCCATCATGGCCATACGGCCACGGATTGATTGAGCACGAATAGCTTTATCAACACGTGAGGGGAAGGGTGCCCGTACTATGTATAGCTGCCGTTCCATCAAACGCTTGTGCAGGAACGGCCCTACGCCGCTTTTGATCTGCCCTGATTCCTCAGCCCAGCCGAGTGGCCGGTACGTCTCAATCATATTACAAAGCTGTTCAATCCACTCCTCAGGGCCTGACTGCTTGCGCCACAGGTCAAGCACGTAGATTTTATTGTAGGGGTCAACGCCAACAACGATGTGCACTGTGTAGTTGCCGCCGTCTTTGGTCACGGCATAGTCACTGGCCCCGTAAACCCGCAGCGTTTCCCGTGCCGGGCGGTCTTTCAGTTCGTACGGCCTGAGCCATTCCGCTTTGAAGAAGTCACCACTCTCAGGTGCCGGGCGCTGTTGGAACAACGCATTCCACGTGCGGGTGTTGACTTTGAAGGGTTCGAAGTGCCCGGGCGGGAACCACTCTGGCCAGATGTATTCACCGATTTTCCGACCAAGCGGGTCATCAGCCCTTTCACATTCTGCTTGAAGACAGACAACATACCAATCATTGCCATCTCTCCCTTTGACCCAGCCCGTTTCGCCGTTGTACTTCAGTGGCAATATACGCCCTGCCGGGTCGTCCTCATGCCACCGGGTGGTTACCCCTACTTCCCTAGCCCTTGGCTTTTTGCGGGTCAGTAGGTCGTCAAAGTAAGCGTCCCAGGTTTTATCACGTATGACATCTGAATCGGCCTCAGCACGGCCCTTGATCAGATCGTCCCATACTACCAAGTCAACACGGTTACCAGTGATGCCGGTGAGAATACCGGCTGCCATCCAGTCTGAACCATTCGTGAGTGACCATTCGTCTGCCGCCGCACTTTCACTGGACAGCGTTGTATTGAACATACGCTGATAGACCGGCTGTTTTACTATACTACGGGCACGGCGGCCAAACTTGCGGGGCAAATCAGCGCCATAACTGGCCACAATCACGCTGCTGCGGGGGAAGCGCCCCATAAAGTGGGTGGGGAAAACCACGCTTGAGTAGATAGACTTACCAGCGCCCGGGGGCATGAGCCCCATCAGGCGCTTGATCTCTCCATCTTCAACTTTTTGCAGGCAATCAAGCCAGAGCAGATGATGCTTACCAAAATTTGCCTTTAACGGGACGAACTCTTCACAATCATCATCATGCTCATGCAGCGGCGCTGTCGGTATTTCAATGGAACTGGCGAACGTCAGCAGGCTGTTCCTCGCTCTTAATCTTTTCTCTCTTTCGTCTTGTAAGAGCCTCAATTCTTGTGAGAGTCTCCGTAATGCGTCTGCCGAGTTCCTCGTCAGCAATCTGGGTCGGTGCGCCATCAGTATTCACCATTGCATTGATATTCGTCTGGGTAGGCTTACCGTGCCCACGGTCCAACAATGTCTGGGCCGCACTGATTCGTGCCACGTCGCTTGTCAATGGATTGTTGACAATTCGCTTGAGCGCTCTAATAGCATCCAAGCCTGCCTGCCGGGCAGCGTCTTGAATTTCAGAGGTATTGGCAACCTTGCGTAACACCCTACGTGCCCGCAGAACTTTCTCCTGAGGATTGCCAGTATTTTTGTCCACCAAATTGAGTGTCACAGTTCCGGTTTTATTGATCTTCATTCTTTCTGCTCCCATAAATGGCACCAGTAGCCCGGTGCTATCACGCCAGCAACTTTCCAACAATGTGACGGTAAAACGAAGTGCCTGCAAGTCCCACCCGGCCATTTATTGACCGGGCCACAATGGGCATTGGGCAGCCCTACACTATACTCAACATCCTCTTTCTTACGCTTGTTACCAAGCTGCGTCGCCTGTGCCGGGCTGAGATTTGTGCCCATCAGCGTTTACCAAGCCGGTGGGCTGCAACGTGCCCGCTCAACCTCAAGCCACCCAGCCGCTTGACGACTGAGTGGCCGTAACCGTGCGCAAGGCGGTGGCCCGCTGCATGCGTACCGCCCCCGAACCCACTGCTCCGTGAGGGCTTGACCGGAACAGTGGGTGACACTGCCTGCCCCGTGGAGGGGCTGGGCAATGCAGTCTGCGTAGCTTTCTTGCTGCTGGGTGCATAGGGTTCAGAACTATAATACCCGGTGCCGCTTTTCTTTTTGGTCATGATGCAGTTCCAACGATAATGAAGCCGCCTAGAACCTGCGGCGGTGGCGGCTTCGGCGGCGGCTTCCTAGGAGGCTTAATAGGTTTCGCCATAAAGTTACGAAACCACTGCAGCAAGTTGTGCCACATATTGTTTCCCACCGATATTCAATTTGACAGTAATCATATCGCTACCGGGGCCTACCGCATCCGCCTGACAGGTTAAGCCGTCAGGCGCAGCGGTAAAGTGATCTAAAGCTGTGTTCGTCCACACAGGTGGGGCGTCCACGGTGGGCGTCACTAGCATCGGATTGCCGTTCGTATCGACAAATACAAGCTTAAACGTGACGTGCTTTCCCACCGTGGTGTTTAGCATTAGATAGCCGTTGCGTTGATCACGACGCTGGTCAGGATCTGTGGCTCAGCTTCAACAGTGACCGCGAGGGTCGCTGGGAAGTCTTGACCACCAACCTGAAGATCAAGGCTGATCACGTCACTACCTGCAGCCAGTGCGTCAGCTTCTGCTGAAAGGCCGTCTGCAGCGGGTGTCAGGCTTTCAACCGACGGGTCGCTGTTCGTCCACACCGGGGTCGTATCAGGGTTCACCGGGGTAAGCATCGGGTTGCCGTTTTGGTCGAGGAACCCAATCGCTAGTCCTAGTTTGTGGCCAATTGTGACAGTTACCATGAATTTATTCCTTTTGTTGGGTTTCAGTTTGCGTATAACACCGTCGATATATAGTACGACGGTTACCTTTTTGTGAGGGTGCCCCCAATCGAGGAAGCAGTGCCTGTGCTTATGACTCCTGTAGTGCTTGTAGTAATTTCGCCAATGCATACTCACCTCTTTCCGATACGATGCGCTCCGCCATGTCCGCTGTTGCGCAATTTACCGTCTCTACTGTGGTTCCCCACACAATGGGCACCGCTAGCCTGCGGCGGTGTGAAGACGTGTGGGGTGCCGCCCCGCAACGTATCTTTACTTACCGGCTTGGGCGAGGACCGGCTATCAACGTCCGGTGGACTGGTTGAATGTTTGCTGGGGAACCCAGGGTTACCCGGGTTGTGGGATTTACGATCATAACCTTTGGATTGTCCAGATTCGCTCATTGCTATGGCCACCGCTTGTTTGCGTGATGTGACTTTGGGACCGTGCTTGGAACCTGAGTGCAGAGTCCCATGCTTGAACTTGTGCATCTCAGTGTGAACAACTTGCTTAGGTGACTGGCCCTTTATTGGCATCAGCGCCTCCATTGCGTGAGATGTTGGTGGCAAAAAACCCCTTAGGGCCATCGTTACAGACAAAGTTTATCTTCTCTCCGTCAACCACACTACCCAGAATTCCTGAGGACCGCAACTGCTTGACGTGCAGGAAGATATCTTTGTCAACACCCTCAGCTATAATGAAGCCGTAGCCTTTTTCGGCTGAAAACCATTTCACTGAACCACTGATCTGACCTACAACATCCATGTTACCACCCTTAGGCACGAAAGGTTTCGTCCCTACTCCTACTGAGTTGTTCTGAGACACGTACACATAAAAATAGCCGCATCAGGCGGCCACCAAGGACTTTTCATCGATTGTACCCGGGCACTGGCAGCCCAATATGTTTACTAGAACTTTTACCCGGTCATGCGCCGTCATACCATCGTAAATCAATAGCTTGTCTGCCAGTGGCCCGTTGATCGCTTTAACCTTCATACCTAACCGGAACCTGGCTTCTTGTTTATCACTTAACTGGATCAACCCTTCACCATCTTCACGTGAGCGGATCGCGTCTATGACGGCTGTGCTGACTTTGGCTGGTCCGTCTTCGCCCATCAGCAGGTAGCTGACGCCCCGGGTGCCACGGATGGCATACCACATTCTGTCAATGACGGTGAAGATGTAACGGGGGAAGAGCGGCTTGATCAGAACAGGCTTGTTGGGCCGGGCATCTTTAAAACGTGGGAAGTAGCAAAGGAACCCCTGCTGGGTCAAGTTTGCCACCGCCATGTTCTCACAGTTGGGTTTGGTCATGACCACCACCCATCCCGCCACGGTCTTCCCTCCCGGCCTGATTTGATTGCGAATCAGTACAACCCTTAGCACTTGAGGTCAAGCACGCCCTTTTTACTGGAAGGATAAACAGAGCAAAGGTATAATAGAGTATGAGAACAACAGACTTGCCCAAAGGGCAGACGTTGGCTTCGTTGAAGCCCGGTGAAAAGGCCAGTTTCTGGCTGACTTACCCTGTTGCACTGGCATATATGATAGCCAGATGGAATAGCGGCGACTCAGCCATAGCAATAGCCAAGTCATTGACTAACGATTACGGCACACCCATGAGCCGTAGCGCCGTGCTGGGCAAGGTGAGCCGTATGGGCCTGCTACGGCTGGATCAACGGGGCAGTGCCATCACCCGGGTCAAGCAGGCGTCTAAAGTGAAACATGCCGAGAAAGTTGAGAAGCCTGTAAAGGAATATCACCCACCCCCTGAGCCAAGCGGGATGCGTGACTTGCCAATGGAACGACCGGCCACGGCGGTATCACTTTACGACGCTAAACGGCATCAATGCCGCTGGCCGGTGGGCAGGCCGGAGGAACTGCTGTGCTGCGGGGTGCGCCAGCAACATGGCGCTAAATTCCCCTACTGCCCCGATCACTATGACCGGGCGTTGCGCAGGTACACACCGAAGGTTATCGTCCATGCGCCCTTTGTCTCCAAATATCGGTGATTATGTCAGGGTCGAGATTCACCGGCATAAATCCGGTCAGCCCCAGACTATTACTGTCACGGCGGGCACAGTAGTTGAACTGGATGACCGTTCACCCTACAGCCAAGGCAAGCTGGATAGCGGTATTTGGTTTTCCGCCTACGACAAAATATTGGATCATATCCCATGCGAGACGAAGACAAAATCAAAGCCATAGCCATCAGCAAAGATATGCGGGCCGACCTGCGGCATTTGCTTGAAAAGCACTCACTCCCCATAAGTCTCCTGAGCGCCAATGATGACGACCCACACACGCCTGTGATAAGCTGTGTGCAGTTGGCACTGGCACAGGTCAGCCTGGAATACCTGATCACCAGCGGCTGTACGCCACAGGAGGCCACGTCGTGTTCATGGCAGGCGATGACCGCAGCGCTGCAGCAGTGGGCCAATGGATTGATACGGTTGACTGAAGCAAAGTGAGTACGTGTAATGACACTACCTATTACGCTCCCCGCTGGGGCTTATGCCCAATTGCCACAGCCTGAGCAAGGGCAAGCTCCAAAACCAGAACCCCTGCGCCGGACGATTGAACGGGTTGTGATAGCAACCCTGCCGGGGAAGACCTGTCAGTGGTGCCATTGGTGGCAGTGTCAACACAGGACGCATGACCGGTTTGGGCAGGCCAACGCCACAGGGCACTGCCACCGCTACCCGCCCATGCTAAATCAGAATCTATCTGGTTATAATCTTCCACAAGTACACGCTACCGAATGGTGTGGCGAATTCAAACCTATAGAACATAAGTCAAAGTGGAAGTAACATGACAGTCGATCCGGGACTTATCGATTATGTTCGAAGGGCGGACCCTTCACTCAGGGAGACTATTACCCGGGTGGTCAATAACCCTGATTCGTTCAACGTGTGGCTGAAGTGTGATGGACGGCTAGTTGATCCCGACCAATACCCTGCACTGTGCCATATATTAGGAACCAACAGACTTCCTCACTTCTCGTCTGATATCTATTACGTCAAAGCCAAAGCCAGCAAAACTATGAATACCACCCACACCCCGGTAGGAACGATCACAGAAATACTCGGTATGAAAGGGGATGCACTATGGTTGTAGACATAAGAGGACAACCCACCAAGACGATTACCTGGGCTGGGTGCACGGTGCAAGGAAACCTAGTGTGGGAAAATATGCATCACTGGTCCCTACGTGACCACATCACGTGGGTGGTCACAGTCAATGAACAGGATAAATATTATGGTGAAACGACAGAGATGGGAACCCCATGCCAGTACCCCTAGCCAATCTCAACATTTACCTGCAGGGGCAGTTACTGAACGTCGACCTCAGTCTATTGTACCCGGAGGACGTCCTACACTGGACCTTACGGGAACACATTGAATACGTCGTCAAAGGGGCACAACCCAAGACGGGGACCGGTTTGGGTATTCTAAGATGGAAGTAAGTCATGACGATAGACAAAAATGTTGAACGACTCAAACAGGACCTAGAATACCTGAAACTCAAGCATCAAATTGAACAAGAAATAATGGTACTCAGGAGGGCCGCAAAAGACTGGACCTTACGTGAGCATATCAAACACGTCATGACCAATCATTACGACTGTTATCTATCCAAGAAGGAGTAAGCCCCATGTTTGTAGACCCCCCAGCAGACGGTGTACCCTTCTACAAGGAAGCTGTGTATTGGACAACCCACCACAATGGCTTGTATTTAAGGGAAGTCATGAAAACGTGGTCACTGCGGCAGCACATTACTTATGTTGTCTTCGACCACGAAGGAAGTACCAAACTTTAAAATTTACTCCCCAGCCATAGCAAGTCACATTATTATCTATCTAAGTCGAAGTAAGTGAAATCAACTCATGGTTTCTAAGCGAGCGATAGCACCGAATCACGAGGGGGGTCGACCATTTTTGTTTTTTCGCTTTTCGATTCGTGCTTCATCCTTCGACCAATAGGCATGCCTCATCCTTCCCTGTGCATAAGCTGTGGACAACCTTGTACACAGGTGCATAACGTTATGCACAGGTTATCCACAGGCACGGCTGGAGTGCATAGCTCAGGCTTGAGGCATGCAACAGTTATCCACAGGTTTGTAAAAATAATTGTTGTATTTTTTTAATTTATTTTGTAAGGTGTTTGCGTTGAGTAGGTCATATAGGCCTACGGGTTCACCGGTCAGGCCATGCGGCCCAAACGCATGGTGCGGGGCTAACGCTTCACAGCAACCTGACTGCACCCTAGCCAAGCCCCTAGCGGGTAGTGCTACGCAATGCGTTGCCGGTACGCTTTACCGGTTTCAATGCTGAAAGGTTATTACCATGCCTAAGTCAAACAATGACGTGCTGGGCCACTACGCCAATTACTTCAAAAATTGGCAGGTGAAGCTAGTTGGTTCAAAGCCAACTGAAACCATGCTTGACAATATTCACAAGCTTGGTGCACGGCCCGGCAAGCAAGCACTTGCCAACGCCATGAGCCTGAGGCCTGAGGGTGTAACGGGTTCACAAATTGTGATCACATGCGGTGCACCGCAGTTGAATAAAATGCGGGGCTTTGTGAGTGACGGTTTGCTGAAGCGTGAGGCCACCCCAAAGCTAGGTGATCACACGGTTTACAAAAACACGGTGACGGCCAAGGGGCTTGCCAAAATCAAAGCGTACAAGGTTGACGCTGTGAAGCCTGCCAAGGTGACGGCCAAGCCAGTAGCCAAGGCAAAGGTTGCCAAGGCAAAGGTTGCCAAGGTGCGCAAGCAAAAGCCTGCCACCATGACGGTGCCAACGCCTACACCGCCAGTGCAAGCGCAAGCAACTGACGGCCAAGCGCAAAGCTAAATGATCAATGAGCCCGGGCCAAAAGCCCGGGCTTTTTTTGTGCCTTTTTCACGGCCGAAGAAGATAACTGCGCCGAAGAAGACTATTGTTTGGAAGACGATTCCACGCTAGAAGACGACTAGATATTAGAGCTCATCTGCCGTGCTAGCTCATCTGATTTAATGGCTCATCTGACGCCGAAGAAGATTACTTCAAAGAGGAATTGTGTGGCCAACTTCCAGTGGAACATTCGTTCGCCATGCTACGATTGATCTTGTTAATGAATTTACTCTTTCACCCCATACTATGCATACTGACAATGCTGTCTCATCTATCCTTCCATACGAAGACTAATACACATAAGAAAAGGGCCTACAGTTGATATAGCTGTAAGCCCGTTGGTCGTCGTCTTGGTGTTAATGTTTGTTATTGTTTTATGGGTCATTGTCCCAATGATGATGCATCCTTCCATCCTGGTCGATGTAACTTGATAATGTCGTATGCTTCATTGGTCGTTGACCTTGATGCGTTACAATTGTCCCCAAGCCTGTGTATTCTGTATCGGTGATGATGACTCGTCCATAGTGTGAATAACTGGCTGCCATGCCGCCATACCGATTACCAATCATCCGTGATTGTTCTATTTTTAGTGCTAGGATTTTTCCTCGATCGCTCTCATTGAACGCTTCAAGTAGTCTCATGGTGTGTTCTCCCAATTATGATGCAGTTGTCCTTCTTGGTCGATGTACGATGATAAGGTAATGCGTTGTCTCATGGTGGCAGGCCATATCGTTGTCCCCATGCCTACTACGTCGGTATCAAAGAATGTCACTGATCCATAATAGGACCGGTTCGCTGTCTCAAACCCATACTTCTTAGTGATTTCCTCATACTGTGCGTGTCTTAATGTGGTGAGTTTGTTGTTTGTCTCATCGACGTTAGGATGAACATTCGCCATGCGTCTGCTCCCTAGGTTTTATTTCACATACTAAGGCTGCAATATTTATGACGAAGACGCCAGGATGATTTTTAGGTGTGTCTTGCCACAATGGTTAACGATACTGGTTTAAAAAGTTATCAACAGCTACAAAAATTTCCTTGAAAATTCCTTGGTATGGGGTGACACTTTTTATGTGGGCACACTTTTGCCCATGCCTAACTGCCACAGGCACTAGTCTTAAACATCGGCAGCTAACTGACAGGCAAACTTCAAACGCT